GAGATGTTGGACTGGATGTTTAAAAAGTGCGCGTCAGTAATTGAAGATGGGTATGTGGGGGATTATTGCGTTAAGCATGAAGATGGCTATATTTGTGAGAATGTTTACCCAACACCACGCGCCGCAGTCGCCGCTGAAATGGCAAAGGAGAATAAATAATGTTTGTATACACAATACAAGATGTGGTCGCCATGTATTTTTTTGGCGCCCTTGCAGCAATTGGCGTGTTATGGGTTGTTTTTTACATTTCGTATAACATATTTTTTGATGTAATTAATTTATTTAAAAAAATAGGGAATAAAAAATGAACCTATCCCAAATCCTAATTAAATCAGGAGTAACACCTAATCATTTGCATCCTGATTGCAAGTTTATTGCGCAGGATGGGGATGATGGGATTTTGGCTGAATATTCAAAAATGCCATTACTCTCCAAACATCATAAAAAAATGTGGCTAATTGATTTCATGGTCCCTAATCAGTCACTTCCATATATACCAGTTATATCAGAGGACTGGCAAACCCCATTATCCCGCGAACAATCCACCGCAGACTATGAGGAATACAAAAAAAGGAAATATTATGAAATAGCTGTAAAGGCCATTCAAGGTATTTTTGCAGACAAGTCTTTAAGCTCTAGCGAAGCAAAAGAAAAGCTTGAAGAACTTGTCTCTATGATTGAATCATTTATTGATTGTCTAGATGGAAAATAAATGAACCAAGACCTTAAATACTTCCTACTAACGCTATCCGCTGGCGTTGTTTATTCTTTAATTTGGTATTTTGTGGGGTGAATGATGTTACGAAAAATAGTTGATATATTTTTTCTAATAACTCTTGTTTTGCTTATTTTTGGGCTATTAAGCGTTACTCGTATTACGATTCGTTTTGACGAATCAAAATACATCAACAAAGCACATTGCATCGGCCTACCAAGTAGTGATGTAAATGAGTATTGGGCGTGCAAGAAGGAGGTTAAGAAATGATCCGTTTGATAGATGACTGGCGCACCTCCCACAAAAAAGCCACGGTTATCTTCTGCGCATTCATGGGCGTACTTGCACAATACTATACAGATGTGCTATCATTCGCTTATCATGAATTACCAATAATTGCTCAGCACATGCCAGCAGAGGCTGGGCTGGGTAAGTGGATTCCTTGGATTGTCATATTTCTAAGGATTGTTTCTTTTAAGAAGGATAAGTTAAATGTAAGTGTCAATAAATAAAGAGTTTGAAGTTAATGTTGCTGATTTAGCAAAGACAATGAGCCATGAAGAGTTAATCACTACTCTAGGAATTAATACAATGACCAATCACACCCCACTACAACCACTATCAGAAGAATTGTTTGATCAACAGAATGAAGTTATGGCTGCTATGCATGACTATGAATAGCCTTTTATTATCATCAATCCTAGCAGCCCTCATTATGGGGGCTGTTTTTGTCTAATATAAAGGATATTAATTAATGAAAAAGTTAGTGCTTGGCATTGGCATTAATGATGCAGATTATATGGTTCAAAACATAGTAAATGGTAAAAAGTTATACTGCCATTTCCATGCGACGTGGTCTTCAATGCTAAAGAGGTGTTATAGTAAAAGTTTTCAGGAAAGAAGACCAACATACAAGGGATGTTCGGTCTGCGATGAATGGCTAACTTTTTCTAATTTTAAAAAGTGGATGAAAAATCAGGATTATGAAGGAAAGCAACTAGATAAAGATATTATATTTAGCGGTAATAAAGAATATAGTCCTATTTCTTGTGTTTTTGTCCATCGTAATTTAAACATGATTCTATGTGACGCGGCTGCTAAGCGAGGATCATACCCAATAGGTGCGTCTTGGTGTGGTAGAAATGGAAAATTTTTATCTCAAATAGTATCGAGTGGCAAAAGAAAGCATCTTGGTTACTTTGAAACTTATTTTCACGCTCATCAAGCATGGCAACATGCAAAAAAAGAATTAATCTACAGCGCTGCATTTGAACAAGAAGACGAACAAGTAAAGAATGCTTTACTTTCAAGATGTACACAACTTCAACATGATATTGATAACGGATTGGAGGCGATAAAATTATGAATTCAATTCTACTTCAATTAATAATTGCAAGTTTTATTGTTGGCGCTTCTGGTGGATTATATGTTGGATACAAATACAATGATGGCAAACATGCCATTAAAACAACTGCCACTATGACCATGCAGGCCTCTGCTGTAGCTCATGCTCGCACAGAAGAACAATCAATTGCAAAGTCATACGTAGCAACATCTAAAACATACCAAGAAGGATTAAACGATGGAAAAAAAGAGCTTAATACCGCTATTGATAAGCTTCGTGCTGAGCGGCTGCGCAACCGTACCGCCACCAGTGCAAGTGTGTCCAGTAATCCCACCTGCACCAGCGGATGTAATGGTGAAGCGGGAGCCTACATTTCTGAAGAGATTGCTAGAATTGGAGCTGAAGCGGACGACATTACAAGGCAACTAAAGGCGGCTCAGGAGTTATTAATGGGTAGGGATGCTGCTTTGCAAAGTAAAAAACCCGCCAATTAAGGCGGGTTTTTTATTAGGTGAACAATCCACCTGACTTACGCTTATTCTCTACTACTGCCAGATAACGGAACGCATCAGCACCGTGTGACGACCAGTCATGTAGCGGATTATCTCGCCAGCAGCCTAGCTTATCGTTCCATTCCTTTCTGTAATGCTCTAGCACCTTAACCCCTTCTGTCGTCTTCTCTTCATCGAAAACACACTTAGCTAGCAACAACCTTGCAGCCTCGATACCGTCCATAATCGACAGCTTAGGCGCTACCTGAAACTTGATAGCGTACGTCTTACCCATGTATTCCACGCCTTCCGCTGCTAAATCCTTGCGTGTCTTACCTTTGCTGCCAAACTCGCGATTATTGATATCATGCGGGGCAGTATGATTGCCAAACTTCCAACCATTAGCAATGCCCTTATCCTCGATTATCTTGATGTAATGACCCATAGACTCGCCTGAGTTTTCATAGTAATCAAGAATATGGGGCGCATCGCCTACCATGCGATAGAACCAGATCGCCGTACTATCCCCGATACCGATATCCCAGCATGTATGCACGGCAAGGTGATCATTATCAGGCAATACACAGATACGGCCATCTTTATAGATCTTACTGAATTGCTGCGAGTAATAAGCCCCTTCAATGGCCTGCAAGAACGCCTCTTCTGGTGTGCTTGGGTACTCTCTAGTCATCTCACTGCCTAGCTTTGCCTCCTTGCTTGCGTACCACTTCTTCTGTCCGGCAGTTAATGCAATGCCATGCTTTGATTCAAGCTTTGCAAAGTAAGCAGATAGACGTTCAGGTATATCCTGCTCTTCATCCATCGTATAAGCAGGATCTTGCCACCATGAATAAAAGTGGAATTGATATTGCATTGAGTTAGGCTTTTTGCTCTTCTCTTTTAAGATCCTTGCTGCCTCTGCATACTCGTAGAAATAACCTTCCCGACCTTCTGCGGTGCTTTCAATGGTAATTCGATTGCCAATGCCTACCGACTCAAGAGCGCCAGTTACAATCTCCTTTGCCTTTTCTGGATACTTCTTGCATATCTTGCCAAATTCTGATATGTGCAGTGATTGAAGCGTATCGCCTCGATATCCAGTACCTACGCGTATGCTTGACCCATTGCTAAATACAAACCCAGTGTTTTTATCATTTACCGGAACAGGAAGCACAAAACGCCCGCCTGTTAAAAACTTGACAAATGCATGATTTATTTTTTGATAAGCAAACTTTATTTTGCTTCGGTAGATATCTTTTGCAGAATCAAAGGAATGGGCAATACAGCCAGAAGAGAAATTAGGGATAAAAAGGCAATCATCAAGCCCATCAAGCATGGCGAAGGTAGTAAAACCAAGTTGTCTAGCCTTTAGCACAATATCGTTATTATGTCTATCTGCAAAAAATGCTCGTTGGGCAAAGTTTGGCCTAAACTGCACCTCATTACCTGACTTATCTTTGATGTTGTACAAAGTATTGAGCCGGAACCACTTGTTAGTAATTCCGGCTCGCCATGCTGCAAGATCATTCGGGTTTAGCCTAATAGCTTCCAGAAGGATATCAGCTTCTTCAATCAGTCTCTTGTTGTCCACGGCTTAGCATGTACTCTTGGAAGTTGTCGGTAGTTGTCAATGCAACCTCTTGTTTATCCTTCCATCCAAAGTTCTTTAGGGCGAAGATTGGAGCGGCAACAGCAGAGGCGGTGTTCAATCTTTTTTCATATTCCATCTCTACCAACATGCGAGCACGTTTTACAGAGTCAGAAAATTCTGGATATGTTTCGTAATTGTAAAACGCTTCTTTGCTTACCAGTCCTAGAGATAGGATCATTCCGGTAAGTAGAATCGGCT